AAAATACGAGCGGAAATGAGATCATAAGGTCGTTTATCGATTATGCGGGAAGTAATATTACGAGAAAATTAGAAACTTTACTGGCAGGGAATTCTATTGAACAAAAGATTGAAGAGAATCTAACATATGATTATCTCCATTCTTCAGAAGAAAATCTATGGAGTATCTTATACTTAACTGGATACTTAACGAAGGCACAAGAAGAGAGCCAAAACAGCTTAGAAACAGAAAGAACTGCTTTGGTCATTCCGAATCTTGAAGTAAAAGAAATTTATCAGAATACGATCCTAAAATGGTTCGATGACAGTGTCAAAGGATGGGAACGAAAGAAATTATTCCAGGCAGTATGGGATGGAAATGAAGAATCACTGTCAGCTGAGATGACAAAATTACTCCGAAAGACCATCAGTTATCATGATTACAAAGAAGATTTCTATCATGCATTTTTACTGGGAATTTTTGCAGGAGCAGGATATTCAGTTGAGTCAAATAAAGAACATGGAGAAGGACGAAGCGATATTGTAGTGTACGATTTGGCAGAAGGGCGAGTTGCCATCTTTGAGGCGAAGTATGCAAAATCAGTAGCAGAGATGGAGACAAGCTGTGATAGGGCACTGCATCAAATAGAAGAGAAAAGGTATGCAAAAGATTATGAGGAAGAGTATGATGAAATTTTGTGCTATGGGATTTCGTTTTTTAAAAAGAGATGTCTGGTGAAGAGGTAACTGAGGGGATATAGCAGAAGCATACAAAAAACAGTTTTTCGTTTTTTGTATGCTTTTTTTATGAGAACTTTTAGTTTTTTCTAAAAAAAGACAAAAATAGTATTTTTTGGTTATAAAATTCGACCTGTTGCATATATTAATAAAAAGAGACATCTTAGATTCTTTCTATCCAAGAAGTTACCCCTGTTTCTACCATATTTTCCTGTCGTTTCGGATAATTTTGACTAGTTTCCTGACGATTTATAATTTCCGAATCCGGAAACCGCAGGATGGTGATTTGGCTTTGTTTGAAGCTCATGGACAGATGAACATAGCGGTCCATTGTAATTTTTACAGAAGAATGTCCAAGCATCTCACTTAAAGCCTTAATCTGCATCCCAGATTCCACACAGCGAGTTGCGAACGTGTGACGCAGTGTATGAAAATGAAAATCCCGGATGCCACAACTTTTTAAAACCTTTTTAAAACGCTCTTTTTTCATTCAATTTCATCAGGAAGTATTTCAATCAACTCGTCTATTTTACAGTCTAAAACTGAACAGATTTTTTCAATATGTTCTAGATTTACTCTGTCAATCAATTCCCAATAGATTTCGTTGATCGTGTTCGGTCTTATGTTAGTTCGTCGTGCAAGCTCTGCTTGACTCATTTTTCTTTTACCTAACAACTCTGATAAATGAATCCTAACTGACATAGCAACGCCCCTTGTAGAAATTTTATCATTATTCAATTCCTACAAGTTTTTTTGATATTAAATAACATAATACGATATTTTACTTGTAATTTCTTATGATAACTTCTTTATATTTTGAACTATCACTTTTTAAATTATGATTTCTACTGACAGTTTCAATATAAAAATCCTTATATAGTTCTCTTATATAAGCACAATCATTATAAGAAAGTATAAATCTTCCTTTTATAGACTTCAAAATATCTCTCAATTTTTCGTGATCATCTTTATTAAATAAATCACCATAATAATCTTCTGTTTCATAATATGGTGGATCTAAATAAAATAAGACATTTTCTTTATCATAATGCTTAATTAAAACTTCATATGATTGGTTCTCAATCGTTACTTTTTGAAGTCTTCTACTAACATCTTCAAGCATATCAATTGCATAATAAACATTCTTATTACTGCATCCATAACTGTCTTTGTCAGCTCCAAATGATACTTTAATCAAATATAAATATCTTGCAGCTCTTTGAATATCTGTTAATCCTCCAGCTTTTAATTGACTTTTAAAATCAACAAACATTTCTCTTGAATTTAATAATAGATTACATTCTCTTTTTAACTCTTGCGAATGATATTTAGCACATCTATATAGGTTAATTAATTCACTATTATAATCATTAAATATCTCTTGCTGTTTGCTATCAGTATCTTTATAGAAAAGAACCCATCCGGCTCCTCCAAAAACTTCCACGTATTTACTTATTTTTTCTTGAGGAAATCGACTTACAATCTCTTTCCTTAATAACTTCTTACCACCTATCCAAGGTATAAAACTATTCATCATTCTTTCTCCTTTCATATCAGGGGGTTGCTATGAAAAGAGAACAGGATAGTTAATATCTATCCTGTTATATTTAAAGCTGAATCCAACCAGTAACTTGTCCTTTTACACCTACACGTGACTTAGCATTTGTTACTCTAATTCTTCCATTGATTACTTCATTATTCCAATAATAATAAGTACCAGTTAATGTTCCTGAAGAACTTTTTGAACTTGCAGAAGCATATACAGGTTTTTTAGATAGTTTAACCGCTTTTCCAACATACGATTTACTAGATGAAGCTGAAGCAGTTGAACCACTTGAACCATGTAAATCCTTTCTAAAAGTGACATATTTACTTGCAGAAGTAATGTAGTTTCCTGATTTTAACTTATACATATAAGTTCCATCAACTTTAATTCTTCCTACAACTGTAAAAACATCACCTTTTTTAGCAACACCAGCAACAGTACTGTCTGCCCAGCTAGGTTTGTTATGATATGATAATCCATCAGAACCACCATAAGTAACTTCAACATATCCACTGTAAGCTTCTAAACCACTTGTATTTGATGTAGTAGCAGATGTTGTTGTTCCATTTAATTTATCCAACTCTTCTTTGACCATGTTAACAAAACGTTGCCAACCTAAATCTAATGTTTTGTGGGGACAATATTTACCACTATAGTCTTGATGTTTAGTTACTTTATCAATTCCCCAACCATATTGTTTTAACAACATAGCTGTTAAAATTGCTCCATTTCTTTCTGCTGCACTGAACTGTTCTGAAGTACCTGTTGAGTAACAGATTTCAATTGCAATTCCTTTTCGGTTTCCAGTTCCGTTTCCACCATCTCCAGCATGCCATCCATTGCGATTCAAAGGTAGTCCTTGAACTGCTCGCACATTATCGACTGCGAAATGATATGAAACCTCATTGTTATTATTTAACATATAAGAAATTTCAGACATAGCAGAAGCTTTATTGGCAGTGTTATGAATAACAATCCTTGTTGGTGTCATTGCATAAGGACACTTTACATTGTACTTATTTGTAGGTGTTTCTACTCTAGTAATTTGTAATGTCATAACTAATCATCACCTTTCCCATCTTTCATCTTGCCTGACCAATCATATTTAGGATCTGTCATAGTGTTGTCGGCTTTCTCTTGATCATATTGAACTACTTCGATATCCACGCCTTCTAATGTGTCATATTCTTTATTTTCATCCATGTTAAGCATCTCCTTCTTCATTAGATTTTAATAGATTCCTTTGCTCACGAACGCTTGAAATAAGTTCATGAATTGCTGGCGCTCCAGCAGAAATAACTAACCCTGAAACGATATAACTTACAATAGGAACATCACAGGACAATTCAAAATAACTGAAAATATCAATTTTGAAAATTACTGCAAAAATTAAACCTAAAATTGCTGATAGTACATCTGCAGGAATGTATTTCATTACTTTTTCGCCTAAAATAACCTTTAATCTATTGACTAAAAATTGAATTAAAACTGCAAAAACAAATAATAATGCAACTGCGGATATTGTATTCTCCATTTCAATCCCTCCTTTTGACTTGATTATATAAATAATGATGAAAGAGAAAAAATAAAGTCCTTTGAGAAAACACTTAAAAAGGTGACGATTATTCGCCACCTTTTAGTTTATCTTGTAATTTGTTTTCTTTAGAGGATAATACAAACCATCCTTCCGTTGTTTCAAAATCTCCAAAAATCTTGTTCTTTAACGCATAACTATTACAGTGTTTCAAGAGTCCAAAGTAGGAATCAAGAACACTTCGACAATAATCTAAAGTTACTTCTCCATCCTCATATTGCCTCATCAATTTCTTCAATCTTCTCTTCATTCTTTTTGTTGTAGATTTTCTTATTTTAATGTGTGTAGGATAGTTCCTATATCCACAGAAATCAATGCCTAAAGAAATAGGTCTGATACACACTTTGTCATTGAAATCCATCAACATTTCTTCATTTGCAAATCGTTCTATTTTCTTTTTCCATTCATGAAGCTGTTTCTTTGAATTGGATAGAATAATAACATCATCCTGATACCTTATATAATATCTAATCCTTAACTTTCTTTTACAATACTGGTCTAATGGATCATTGTATAAATTGGCAAGCATTTGAGAAATCAAAGCACCTATGGGCATACCTTTATCTGCAAGCCATTCATCATCCTTGACATCTTCAGGTCTCATTCCTTTAGGCAATCCAAACTTTTCATAGGGATTATCTATCTTAGAATAAAGCCATTTTCTTACTCTTTTATCACTTATTTTCTTATCTATTCTTTTCTTCAGAACCTCATGATCTATTCGATAGAAGTATTTAGAAAAGTCTAATTTTAAATAATACCATTTGTTTTCTTCAGTGACTTCAAGTCCTTGTTTTCTTTCTTTATAAGCTTCTTTATTAACATATTTTAACCAGCTATGTAATTTCAATACTGCGTTAATTTGTCCTCTACCTGATATACAGGCATAGGAATGTTCAATATATCCTCTTACAAACAAAGGATTAAGAACTTGATAAAATGCCCAATCCTCAACATTGTTTTTAAATGGTTGAGATAATATAACACGATATTTAGGATCATAAATAATAAAGCGATTATACCTTGTATAAGTAATTCTTTGATTTACCAGCTTATCCTTTAATTCGGATAAATTCTTTTCTAAATTGCTTGTATATCTTAATACATCTGCTCTATATCGCTTATTTTTTCTAGCATTGATATATGCTTGATAAATGTTTTCATCAGAGCATATTTGTTCATATAGATTTTTATATTTCATTTTCAACCTCTTAAGGGTAAACCTTTCACAGATTTCACCTAATTATTAGGGTACTTTCGGCTTCAGTTTCAATCAATTTTTTGCTTTAAAGCATGGAACTAAACTCCTTTGTTCTCTCTGTACTGATTAGATTACCTTGATAACCTAACATCTGACTACGAGAGCAGAGCAGAGCGAAAACCAATGTTGTTGTCAGAATAAGTGCGAAGTTGATTCAAGTTCAACGCAAACACTCCACAACGGCTAGGGGTAGTATCAAACGAACCACCACGAAAAAGTAATTTACAGTTTAATCCCATAAGCATGGAAATAGACTCCTTTGTTCTCTCTGTACTGGATAGATCACCTTGATAATCTAACATCTGACTATGAGAGCAGAGCAGAGCGAAAACCACGATTGTTGTCAGAATACGAGCGTGGGTTATTCAAATTCAACGCAAACACTCCTGCGGACGAAGTAAAAGAGAACGAACCACCACGAAATGGAAGTCTTTCTCCCATATTTCTCATGTAGAGATAATCACCATGATTGTCCTTATCACCACTAGGATATAACGCTAAAGCTTTCATAATTTCTGGCACTGTTATATTCGAATCAACAGTCATATTTTCAAATTCTCCAGCTGAATATGGATCTTCTACTGTTTGTTTATTTGATAATGTTGTTACTAATTTAGCAACCCCTTTTGCTCCTGATGTTCCAGGGGCAGTTGTATAATCTAATTTTAATGTATTCGCAGAACCAGGGGCAACTAAAGCTCCTGTTTTACTGATTGCTTTCCAAAGCGTTGAACTTGTAGACATATCAGCTCCATCTGCTGCATTATTATCTGCAATTACTTGAATTTCTCCATCTACTAAACGAAGTCCTCCACACCATTCCCATACATTTCCATTTAGATCATAAATTCCTGAATTAGTTCCATCATGTGCCCATGTTGTTGGTCCACTTCCAGTTCCAACTCTTCCTGTTTGACCATTGTAGTTATATGTTTCAACACCATGTTCATGAGGATATGCATGATCTTTACCAAAACTGTTATTTCCTCTTGGAAAATAGCCATTTTTCTTACACCATAATGCGATTGCAGCCCATTCAGCATTTGTCATTAAATGCCAACCTTTTCCTTTTGATTCACAAGCTTTTCTTGCAGTGTCAAAATCAACATAAGCTTGTGGATCTTGCATTGGTAATGAATAAGCTCTACCATCCTTGATAAAGTTTTGATATTTGCTAATGAAGATTTCATTAACTTCTACACCATTAACAATGAATGCAGGATGAACTGAGTTTGAACCACCTGTAATAACATCACAAATCTTAAATTTAGGAATTCTTACCATAATAGATGGATTCCCTAAATCATCAAATAAGACAGTATTTTTACCACCTGTTGCACCTTCAACTGCTAACTTAATTGCATCAAAATTTGTTCCCATTTTATTCTACCTCCCATAAAGAAATAACTACTTTGCTCATATCAAAAGGAACTGCAACCTTATCATATTTTACATTTCCTTGTTCATCTTCTCCATTTTCAATAAGTTTATATTCTCTTGCTGGAATGTCAATTTGAGCCACATAACTATCAGCTAACCCCATACACAAGCATCCAAATCCATCCTCACAGATATCAATATGCATAGGATCATCTCTTTCATACTTTGCTAGATTCAACATCAATTCATCATTAAAGATAATCTTGTTTCCATTGATTTCATAGTCAACTTTTTTTCCCTCATTGACATTTATAACTTTTGCTTCCATTAGTATCTTCCTCCTGTAATTTTATACTTAATTGTTACATTCTTAGCAGAGCCTTTAAAAGCCATTTTAAACCCATTTAACTGCTTATCAAAAATCTCTACAATTTCAACATTTCCATCACTTTTCGTTACTTCGATTGCAACAGTATAGTTAAGATTTGAACGTTTTTCCTTAATCTCAACTGTTACTGATGGAGAAGGAAATGGATACTTGTTTGTATTCTTTAAAACAACTTCTCCAAATTCCCCATGATTTTCTTCTGTTGCTCTTTGTATTTGCAACATTTCTTGTTGCAAAACTAAAATATGAATTTGGTTTGCTAAAATTCCCGTCTCTATATTGTTATAGTTTGAAGCGTTACGAGGTGTTCCTTGTTGAATGATTTCTCCTTCAGCACGAACAACATCACTCGTTCCATCTGAATTTTGAGTGATTCTTTTTCTCATTGGAAATTGTGTTACATGATCTAACCATTTCGTTGCGTTATACAATAACCCCATTTAACTTACCTCCTTAAAATTGATTGTTACTTTACAAATTACCCCTTCATTTAGAGGGTTAAATTTGATGTTCTCTGCTTGGTTATAAAACAATTCTTCTGATGTATCGTATAAGGATACTTCTGATATAGTAACTTCATTTTTCACATCAGGATTGAATTGAAGATAAATAACTAACTCTGAATCCTTTTCCTCAATACTGTTGATTGTCGCTAAATAATTGGTTGTACCTATCTTATATTTAGCAGTAGAAATTTCCCTGCGTGCATGAGAAACAAGACCTTTAAAAGCTTTCTTTGAAAAAGGCATCTTTCTATTCCTCCTATTCTTCTCCACAATAGTCCTCTCCAGCATACGCAAGAGGCATTGTGTATTCTTCTGTTGATACTTCTAAACTTCCATTTTCTTGGTTGGATGCACCTAAAGTAGAAATAACAGGTGTTTCTCCAGTTGCTTCTACTCCCATATCATAATCAAAATTCTTTTGTAATTCTGAAACTTCAACATTGATATCTGCATGATCATGTTCTCCTAATGTACTAATAACTGGATATTCTCCAGCAAACTGATATGAAAAAGCATTGATATTTTCATTAGAGGTCATTACTATGTTTGAACTTCCTATATCACCTAAATAACTTAATGATGGTGTTTCACCACAATAGTCATAATCTCCTCCAACATCACTACATACATCATGAGCAACCTTATAGACTTGAGTACCAACTGTAAGTCCTATCGACCACTCCCAACACAACATCATTTGGAAAGCCAAGTGTGCTGGTTTAATTACTTCAACTGCTTGTCTAATATCTTCTAAATTTATGATTTCATTGCTATTTCTTTTTATGTCTATTGAAAAAGCATATTGATCATAAAACTCTGTGATATCACATTCATTCCCTGAAACAAGTGTCACAACATTCTTGATTGAATCTATTGTTGCATTTGCTCTGGTATTAAACTTTGCCAACAATCTACCTATTCTTTCTTTATCAGAAAGGGCTGTGTTGACTTCTAAGTTGAACATTTTTTCATATCTATCTAAAAACAGACTTGCTTCACTTATATAAACCTGTTGTCTAATCAGCTCTATATAATCAGCAAATCTGTCTAGTTCTATCTGTTCAACTTCTAACAACTCTTTGATATCAGGATTATCTAGCATAAACTGTGGAAAAAAGCTTTGTGTATCAATCCTCATTGATTTTTACTTCCTCTAGCATAAAAAATTCTGATGATCCTGCTACAACTGATTTCTTTTCCCCGTTTATTTCATAATCTAAAATATCATCTACTCCTGAGCAATTAAAAATGAGGTCACTTATTTTATAAAAAGACAATACCTTGTTTTCTGATTCATAGGCTATCCCTGTCAAATATTCTTTTATGGTTTGGAATATTTGGTTCTTCACATCCTCTTTTTTGTACCCAGCACTTAATTTGACTGAAGCAGATACAACGATTGGTTGAGGTTGTGCTTTAGCAACTGTAACCTTTGCACCTATTGGTCTTTCTTTCTCAATGTAAGCTTCAACATTTTTAATAATCTCATCATCAGGAAGTTGCCCATCAGTTCCAAGAATCGTTACCTTAACTGTTCCTGCTCCATCCCATAAAGGCTCACAGCGAGCATTACCGACACCGCTCACTTGCTTTGCCCAGTACACATAAGAGTTTGCATTTCCTGAAGACAAAGGCAATCTAATCTTCTGATAAATTCTTTCACGATATGCCTCATCTGTTTCATCATCAGTTCCACCTTCAAATGCTTCTTCATTAGTTACAGAAACACCTGAAATAGATTCACTTTGTCTAATTCCAGTGATTAGGTTTTCTAGGATATTACCTTCCGTTCCAGTATTAACACAAGTACATCTGATAGAAACTTCACCTGCAGAAGGAATCACACCCTCATAATCAGTTGTAAAGGAATTATCTTCAGATAATATCGTAAGTCCTTTAGGAATGATTATACCTGATGCACCTTTGAATTTTGCATATCCTACAGCAGGAGTAGCAAAGTTTCTTGAAAGTCCAAAGTCAGCACCTTTTCTATCAAGATATTCTCCCTCTGCAGTATCAAGCATACTTTGACCGATAAACTCTATAATTCTCATATTCATCAATCGAGCCATCTCTTCTGAAACTGCGTAAATGCTATCCATAGCAAACGAACCCTCAAGCCTAGAAGTAGGATTTTTTAAGTTCTTTGCCATTCGCTCGGCAATCGCTTCAGAAGTAAATTCACTGCTATCTATATAACTCATTAGCCTACACCTCCTACAACTGTTTGTTCATAATCCATCTCACCATAGACGGAAATTACTGTAAATGAAATCTGAACACTTGATCCATCTACATCAAATTCAAAACTATTCAATTCTCTTATATATTCATTATACATTAGTGCCTCTGTTATAAATCTCTTTAGCTCAAGAAAAAGAACATCATGATGAATTGCTTCAGATACTAAATCAAACATTTCATTTCCGTATTCTTCACTATATGCTAAATGTCTAAATCTTGGAGTCATCAATGCTTTATATATCCAAATCTTCAATGCCTCATTGCCATAAACATAATAATTTCTTCCACTTTCATCTTTCTTCAGACAGTTGTTTTCAAAATCATAAGCATACTCACACAGTTCTTCTAATTCATCTGTATCAGTATCTTCTTCATAAAGTGTGGTATCAATAAATGGAAATATTGAACTCATGCTACTTTAACAACTCTTTCCAGTACATAAAATGAAATACCATCCAGCAATACAATAACTGTATCTCCTGCATTCAACAGGTCTTTTTGAATCATTTCCTTACTGAAGTTCAAAAAATCTGTTGGAATGTAAGGTTGGTCTTTATCCCATAAAACTCGTGAATTGATTTCTGAAGAGTTTGTCTTAGTGAAAGAAGAATTGACATATATATGTTGTGTTACAGTTAGATCATGCATTTTCAAAGTAAAAGGAGATATACTACCGACCTTAGCAACCAGTAGCATTTGGTCTGATTGTTCTCCTTTTATTTTTTGTGCAAGGTCAACCAACTTTCTATTTGTTTTTCCCATACAAACCTCCTATGATGATGGTAATTCTTTTTCATCCATTGTATTTTCAAAATTAAGAGTTAATGACATTTCATGTTTGCCATTAGAAAAAGTATGACTATCAGAATCAATATAAAACAATCCATATAGACCTGATTTACTTTCCTGTACTGCAAGTGAATAACCAGCAATGGCTCTTACATCACCCAAGGCAGTTACATCTCCTGATTCATCAATAGAATGGAACAATGCTTTTGCTTCAATATTTGCATCTTTACCATCTTCTGTTTTATATACTTTTTGAATAGTTCCATACTTATTCATTGATGCGATATCATCCAATGTCCTTAATGTATTGCCTTCCTTATCGGTAATGACAACTTTATTAACAACATTCTCACTCGTGACAGAATAAGTTGAATCTTCCAAATTGTATGTTCCTTCAAGGACAACACCACTATACTGTCCTTTTTTTATTACATTTAATTTATTGATGTTAGCGATAATAGGCATATAAACATTTCCTGTTGCATAACCAGCTTGCGTGTAAGCAATCATAATTGCTTCGTACGCTGTTTTTTTGATTGCTGGGTAATACACTTTAACATTTGTCTGTTCAAGGCTTCCAACAGGAATATTAAGTTCCTGACAAACACTTTTAGTAATCTGTTCAGGTGTTGAGTTAAATATTTTTGAAATTTCTGATTTATTAACATAAAAAAGCAAGTCATAAGCTAAATATGCAATAGTCTTATCCTTTGCTTTTTTATCAACTTTATGAATGACACCACCAAACAAGACTTTACCACTGTTATCTTTAAGAATGATATCATCACCAACAGATATGCTCACTGTCGGCATTAACTTATCTTTTTCATTTTGATAGATACTGAAATTGAGTTTACGAGAGACTTCCTTTACATCTCCTGACCAAGTTATCTCTTTTACAAGCTGAATGATGTTTTTTCCATTAGTTAATAATTGCATTATGGAATAGTTAAAGTAGTACCTGCCCAAATCCAATGCCCATTGTCCGAACTTCTTTTTCCATGTTTCTTTGCTACATCCTCAATAGTGTTTTTGTTCGCATTATAGATTTTAGGATACTGAGTCCCTGAACCATAATAACGCTTAGCTATTGCCCACAATGTATCACCATTTTTTACAGTGTAGCTTTTCCCACTGCTTGATGAACCCGAACTTGATGAGCTTGATTGAACTGGTCTTGTTGTTATACTACTTTTTACTTTCGTTGATACTTTTACAGTTGGTACATTCAAAGTCCTGTACTCTGTTAGATCAACTGTAAAATACATATCATTGTCACCTTCACGCTTGCTGTAAACAAAATTATCAATCGCCATTGCAAGATTGATATCCATATCTGAAATAATCAATCGTACGATCATCTTATTGTCTTTCCATTTTTTTATAAGGTTTTTACACTCTTCAGGTGTTCTTCTCCCTCCATACTTTTTATAAAGTGGAGAGTCCACTGATGGAAAGAACGATTGTAAAGAAACAGAGGTCAAACCTTTGTCTCCTAAAAGATTTACTTCTCCTACATCAAGTAAAGTGGTTTTTTGATTGTTTTGAGGATCAGTAAACTCAACCGTTTGAGGATTGACCACAAGCTGAATAAATTCTTTTCTGTTATTGACACTCAATTCAATTATTCTTTTCTTCATGCTCAACCCTCCTAAATGTTATCTAATTCTTCTAGTATCTTCTCTGCTACTTTTTCAGCTATTTCATCAACATCATCTTCATCATTAGCAACCACTTGATCAGCAAGCTTATTGATATTTAGATTGATTGTGATGTTTTTATTTCCCCCTACTGATGGTGGTGGAGGATTATCTCCATTTGTATTAGGAATTTGGTTAGTAACATTTGGTACTGCTACTGTCATTCCTTGCATATGTGACATAATTTGAGAAGATAACTGCCCAATCCACCCAGTATTGCGTTCCAGTGGCATAACCGCTTCTTTACCTGCTTCACCGATAACTGCAGTTGTTGCTTTATTAACAACACCACCAGTTGCTAGTTTTGGGATATGGCTTAAGCTCATACCAAAATGACTACCACCAACCATCGGAACCCAATCAGGGATATCAACAGAAATAGAATTGATTGCATCTATGCACCCATTTATAATTCCGATTACTGCATTGATTGGAGCTTTACATATTTGTGCGATTCCTCCAAAAATAGTTCCGAATGAATCAACCATTCCTTGCCATGAACCTGACCATATAGAACTGATTAAACCAAGTGCTCCTGAAATCACTGATGAAATACCACCAACTGCAGTTGTTACGCACTCACTTATTACACCAAAAGCTGTTGTAACAATAGGTGCTAACACTACGATTGCATCTCCAATCATTTGAATTGCAGTACCGAGAGGTGGCAACACAGTTGAAACAATTTCACTAACAGTAGAAATAATCATTGAGAAGATTGGTTCTAACACTGGTATGACTTGTCCTATGGTTTGAATAATTTGTGCAACTACTGGAGTTGCTTGAACAACAATATTTTGTACTGTACTTACGATTGTACTTCCTAAAGCAATGATAGAAGGCAATACTTGTTGTGCTCCTGCTATCAGCAGTTGAAAAGTAGGCATCATTGATTGAATACCACTTGTGAACGCTGGCATCATAGAACTTATATACTGTATTCCTTTTCCTAATGACTCACCGAATTTTGTTCCGAACTGGTCAACATAAGGCATAACCTTATCAATCAAAGTAATACATCCTTCTAGTACAGGCTTTAATTGTTCAACAATCTTTAACCCAAAGTCGGCAACACCCGATTTAAGTTTACCTGTAATAGTAGATAAAAGACCTGAACCCGTTGTTGCAAGTTTACCTGAAGCACCACCAAAGAAATCTCCTAATTCCTTTGTGATACCATCATATCCTTTATTCTTTAGATCATCTGCAGATACTTTGAAACCAAATTGTTTTAACCTTTCAGTTTCTCCAACCTTGAGTCCCGCCAGCGCTTCAACTGCATCTTCCAATGATGATTTACCACCACTTGCTGCAGCCATATCTTCAGCAAGTTTAACCAAATCCATTGCTGATTTAGTATTACCTTGAGTAACAGAAACAGCACGAGTTCCTGCTGCAATAACTTCTCCTGTTTCAAATGGAGTAGCATTTGCATTTGTTCTTAATGCCTCTGTAAATGCTTGTGCTGCATCTTCAATTTGTTTTTGGTTATAGTTCTTATTTGTTGCACCAATAAAGTGCTTGATTGATAATTGCTGACTTTCTAAGTCCATTCCCGACTTAACTGCAGTACCTAATGCTGCAGTTGTTACAGTTGCTGCAACAGTGACAGGAATAACTGTCTTTTTAGCAATAGAACCTAATGCTTTCAAAGCAGAAGATATTCCTGATTGCGTTTTATCTATTGCTGATAAAGTTGCTTGGAATGTCTTACTTCCAAAAGCTTTTATTTTAGATGTAACAGGACTTAATGCACTAGAAACCTTATCTTTCAAGACAATAGCTGGTCTTGCTATAATCTTTCCTAATCTTCCGATTTCACTTATTACTGCCTTTACTTTAGAAGAGGCATTGTCTTTTAATCGAATGATTGGAGTAGTGACCTTTTTCCCTAAACCAACTAATCCGACCTTTATAGCAACTATCTTGCTCAAGACATTTTCTTTTGCTCTAATAACTGCAGAAACAGTATTCTTTCCTAGATTAGATAATCCTGTTCTTATCTTGAGTATTCCAGCAGTGGCAAGATCATGAATCTTAACAACAGGTTGAATACTTAATTTTGCTAACAAGAATAAGCCACTCTTGATTGCATTCAATGTTGCTGAAGCAAAGTCTTTGACCTTAACTCCTATTTCAACAGTTGTAGTTTTCAATGCACCATATATTTTACTAACTCTACCTGTTACTTTATCTTTAACACGAATAACAGGCTCAATAACAGTTCTTGCTAGCTTATTAAGACGAGCAGATACAAATTGTATTTTACTTGTTACTTTATCTCTTGCTTGAATCAGTGGAGAAATCATTCTTCGCCCTAATTGAGTCAATCGAGAAGAAACCACATTGATTTTGCTTGTTATTCTATCTTTAAACTGAACAACAGGAGCAATTACCTTTTTGCCAAGTTCCTGAAACAGCTTTATAGATGATTTCAGTTTAGATAATGCTAAATCCTTTATTTTAACTACTGGAGTTACTACTAAACTACCTAACCTCAACATTTTTTGATAAAGGCTATTTATTTTTGTTTCAGCGAATCCCTTAAGCTTAACCATTGGAGAAGCAACAATTCTTCCAAGACTTTTCAGTTTGGACTTAATCGTATCTAATTTCTTAAAATCATCATCATTAAGTCTAACTTTTGTATTTAAACTGCTTTTCAAATCATCTGCTTTATTTTGAATTGATTTGATAGATTTAACTGCAGCAGTAGATTCAATAGTAGGCTTATATTTTTTATCCCAAGTCTCTTTTAATTCTCTTTTAGTAGACTTTAATTCATCTTTAAACGATTTATGTTCATCTTTGATTTTCTTCAAGGTCGTTAAACCCTCGTCAGATATCTTTATCGTTTCCTTAATAGCCACTATTTTTCACCTCCACTCACAGTTAGACTTTTCTTCATATCTTCAATAGCAACATCCATTGAAGCTTTATAAAAGAGTTTATAGTAGCTGTCCTCTTCTATAAACTCTTCAATCTTCCAACCTAATTGAACATAATGATGAAGTAGGTTGAATTCTCCATCTGTCCTTATTAGTTTTTTAAATTTTCAATGGCTTTATCAACAACAGTTACTTTGTCTTTACCAATGACACCTGATTTTTCCATGATGATTGTAGAAGCCTCAGTAATTTCATGTCTTTGAAACATCTCAAAGATTTCCATTGGATATGAGATATCTCCACTTTCTTTCATAGCATTTGCTAAATCTTTTAAAGATGGCTCTACTGCAGATAAATACATTGCCCATTTATCTCCAATATTAGGATCATCTTCATCATTTTTAGCAACACACTCATTCACCTCTGCATCACTTAATGTTCTGAACTTAATTTTTAATGGCTCTTCACCATCTTGTGCAGTTGAGGGGAAAGCCATTGTAAAAGTCACATACTGTCTTCTTCTTTTCAATGCTGCAGTTGCTTTGGCTTTAAAAATATCTAATGTTGTTTTTGTGTCTTTTTCCATATTCTTGTTATTCCTTTCTATTTAACTTTGATTTCATCTAAGCTAACGATATCTGAAGCAGTACATCCACCTGTTAATTCTTTTTCGATTAACGCTCCTTTTTCAAAAAGGATCAATGGGATGTCATTCCACCATACATTATCAATAGAATATCTTTCCATTTGACCACCGACCGCATCAGGATCATTTAACTTGGTGATAATTTGTGCTCTGACATCTTTACCACTTGTATAATTCTTCATGATTGAATTGTATCGTGTATAGACTTGATTAACTGTGATAGTGATATCAACTTTAATTCCTGTCATTTTAGAGTCAATGTCGATTCCAAATTGTACATCTTCTCTTTGAACTTGTGGTTTTACTTCAATTTTCTTGCATTCTAAGATTGGTTCACCATCAACCCAAATTTCTCCCCAAGTCCCTGATAGGACTTGATTACCTCTAACTAAACTACTCATATCTTTCTACCTCCTACATATTGATTAACATTTTTAAATCTTCCATTGCATCTACAAACTTGATACTTGATTCCAAATATACATTGCTTCCTGTATTTGCCTGTAAGATTTGAACATCCGAATAACTTTCAGTATCAACTCCTGAAGTTTCTAAGTAATCTCTTTGTTGGTCTAATGAAATAGAGCAACTATTGTCATAGTTCACATCTAAAACATCACCCTCAATAGATTTAAAGTAAGTGATGATTGCTGCAACCAACTCTTGCTTATGATCATAATCATTGATTACTTGTCCAGTGTATTTATCTTCAAAAGTAGTTTTGATATCTTCGAATACCATATCTTTTCCTTCGATAATCTTGATTTTCTTCAAATCTTCATTTTTTGTATCAGTTAAACTGTTGATACCTCTTCCGATTTTGTATTTTTCTCCATCAAAGATAACAATAAGCTCACCACTTTCTACTGCTGTATCTGCATCTGCTTTTAATTCAACATCTACCACATCATCTAAAACATAATATGTAAGGCTTCGTGATAAACTTAAACCAGCAATGATTCCAGCAATACGAGCACAGTATTCATAAGCAGTTAATGTTTTATCTTCTCCAGTAATCGTTGAAACGATTTTATCTGAAGTAAAATTGATAATTCCTTCATTATCTGCTTTTACATTAGCAAGAACTGCTTTGAATGTTTTGTTTTTTGTTCTTTGTTCTTTAATCCATGAAGAAATAACTGTTGTCATTTCTGCATCAGCACAAGGAACAGTTAAATAATTCCATTTATAGATTGCTAGTTTTTCTAATGACTTAGAAATACTTTCTTCTGTTGTTGGAATTGTGACAACCATAACTTTGTATGGAGCACTTTGGAAAATAAGTTTCATATAGTTATAGTTGTCTTCAGACATCATCGTGAAGTCAACATCTGATAAACTCTTGTATGTTTTAAATGGCTCAGCACCTTCAGTGTCGTCCTTTAGGATAACAGCTACAATTCCTCGTTCACTACGAGTAATAACTGATTGTGCTTTGCTTTTAAATTCAATAACAATTTTAGGTAATTGCATTTTTTAACCCTCCTGTTTAATAATAATGTTTAAATTTTCTGCTACTGTTCCATCTTCATGCTCATCTACATCATCCCTAAATTTTAGTGTAAAACTGTAATGACCTATGCTTTCAGTTATTCTAAAATTCGTATTTTCGATAGTAATGCAACGATCAGCAATCTTAATATACGGATGAAATAAAAGATTCATTTGTTCATACCAATCATAGAACAAGTTAAAATCAGCATTATCATTGATGTAAGCAACATCAACTAAAAAGACCTTATCCCTTTGCTTTGCTCCAAAGAGCGTTTCATTTATAGGAATAAGATCAACAAAAAAATATTTATCCATAATATTTTCTGTATCATTTGAATCAGTTTTACTTACTTCAATGAAATAAACATCAATATCATTTGTCTTTTTTAAAAGTCTTACTATTGATGTTTTAATATCGTTAATTTTAATCATGTCAGACCTCGATTTGATTTAAAAGGCTACTTAACCAATCTTTTAAATAAGGTGTAAGTTTTAATTGCAACATTTCAACAGATATTTCTACCATGTGTGCACCTTTTACATAACTACCGCTTTTTGTCCTATGACCATCATTTACTGGAGAAGCATATTCAACATTGTTATATACCTCTATTACATAAGAATTGCCTTTCTTAACCAAGTCTCCGACAAACCAGTTACTTTGTAAATGTGATGTATCAACGGGTGTCTTATCCATGATTGCATTTTGCAAATCAACGGCAACCTTGATAACCATATCTTCAAATTCTTTTGGATAGGTTTGTTCGATAAACTTTGTTAAGCTCTTTTCAAATTCATCCAAGCCTTCAATTTCAATATCACTGCTCATACTGTTTTCTTTGTTTCCTTTACAGGTAATTCGCAATGTGAAAGAAATGGCATTTCTTTACCAGCTTCTAAAACATAATATCTTCCCTCATGCCAGCACTCGATTGTATCATTCTTTTCAACATGGACTTCAGGATCATAAAATAATTTATAATCACTTTCCACTTTAGGAGCAGGAACATTAGCATTTCTACTTCCCCCTGAAAGACTTGAAAGGGCACAGGGTACATCTTCATATATCTTCTTGCCTTCTAAACCATTTTTAAAAGCACTTTCGCCAGTGTTTAAAGTGCTTTTAAAAGGTCTATAAACATTCATTTTATCAAAATAGGTTGATGCGATAATTCTTTTTTCTTCATCAGCGTTCATCAAGAGGCAACTTTATCCTTTTAAAATGTACCAACTGACATTCATAATCTGTCATGAAGTTTCTCGCATTTTGATAAGCTGATGATGGATCAGTATAACTAAAGGATGTATCTCCCCTAGAAATACTTGTAATACCTTTATCAATAGAAATTATTCCGTCAGCTTTTAGCATTTCCTCTGCAATTTGTGCAACTACACTTTCTAATGCTTCAGGTAAATCTTCTCTATTGCAATGTGCTAGAACCTGTAATCTCACTCGCTTAACATAGCGAATGACGATTGTTTTAAGTTCCTCTTTATTTTCTAGTGCCTTTAGCTTTGGATGTTCCAGAACCTCCTGCACTATCCTTTCCATTTGTTCCATTTTCAGAAGCCTCCTTAAGTTGTGCTTTTAATTCTTCATTTTCTTTTTTTAAAGCTTCATTCTCTTTTTCTAAAGCAACCACCTTTTGAGCATTTTCAATGTTTTCTGCTTTATTTTTTTCTTTTTGTAGTTTTTGATTTAAACCATATACTGTTGCCATTATTCTTCTCCTCCTTCCACAACATCAGTGTTATATGAAGCGTAGACACCATTTTTCTTATTTTCAAAAATGTAAGCAAATAAACTGTTGTTTCTGTATTGCATTACATGATCATCTGCAGTTTGGTCTTGGTTAGGTGTGAAATATTTCATAAATTGAGCAGTTTTAGCAACCACAGCACCTTTTTGGAAGCAGATGAAGTTTCCAACATGAGCTGTTGAAGTAGGAACATAACCAAATTTAGTTTTACCATCATTTAATTTGATATCTGTATAGAATCTTCTTTCAGGGAATGCTTTGATAACTGCGAATTTTTTCAACACTTCTTTAGATTCATAAGTATTCATATCTTCTACTAAACTTAATAATGTTGTATTGATCCATAAGATTCTGTTTTCTTTATCAACTTCTTCATTATCCATATAGTTAGCTGCAGCTCTTAATCCTTTGATTACTTCTTGAGCAACTGTTAATTTTTCTGCAACTGTTTTTACACCTTCATATCCGTAGATATTAGCAACACGAGCTGCATCAATTTCAGGTATAACTTTTGTACGCTCTAATTCAGAACACATAGCTGAGAACGCAGTATCTAGTGCTTCACCATTTTCTAAACGGTCAACTCGTAACTCAATAGATCTTTCTTTTTGCATTTTGATTGTTTCCCAAGAGAATTTTCCTTGACCTTTGGCATAGCCTTTTCCTCTTTCAAAATCACCTAAGCCACTAACATCAACTTTTGCAACTTTAAATTCTCCGTATCCAGCAGGCATGATTTGACTTTCATTACCTTCGATATCTCTTGTTAATGCTTCTTGTCGATAGATTAAATCAACTGCATTCAAATATAACTGTGCATATACAATATTGTTCATATTTCTTTCCTCCTATTTCTTTTCAGTTTTAACGCTCATTTGAGCATAGATTTTTGCTTGTGTATCTGCAGTAGAATTGATATCGTTATTGGCATTCAATCCTGTTGGTGTTCTACCTTTTAAACGATTTTTTAATTCTTCCTCTAAGCATTCAGTAAAAACTTTTGAAAGTGTTTCTAATGATTTTTGAGCAGATTCTTCGTTTTCATAATTTAAGCAACTTGCTAAAGCCACTGGTAAGTTTTTTTCATCCAATGTCTTGATTGCATTGTCTTTACAGTTTCTTACCATTAACTCATGCTCTAATTCACTTATTCTTTTTTCTTTTTTAGCATCTTCTTCAGCTTTTAGTTCTTCAGGAGATAGCTTCTCTTTGCGTTTTTGTTCTTCTAATTGTTGTTTATATTCTTCAATCGCTTGTTCTCTCGCTTCAGCAATCGCTTTATCTAAATCAACATTAGTGGTTTTTTCTCCTTTAGGATCATCAAGCTTTTTTTCTGCTGTTGGTTCTTCAACTACACCATCTTGTTTGACAGTAGTATCTTCTTTACCTTCAACATTTTGTCCTTCAACTACTGTTTCTTGAGTTTTACCATCCATTTTTATATCCTCCTTTAAACTCATTTATATAACAAAGCTATTTAGCCTTATTATCCTTGATATATTTTTCTTTCCACTCTTTGAACTTCACATTGTCTTCAAGTGGAGTAACATCTCTTTTCATATCGAAAAGACTCATTGAAGTAACTGGAACTATCCTACATTTACAGTTAGGATGCAGAGGTGGAAAATTAACCCCTACAATAGCGTTCTCAAATTTTTCCTTCATTCCATTACAAGCAGCACATTTGAAACATCCTGCACCTTTGTACATATATTCATCAATTCCCATTTTTTTATAGGAAAGCATATGTGCCTGACTTGTAAAATACTTTGTTTCAGTTCTGACAAGACGAGTTGCACTGAACATTCCTTTTTTCATGACATCATCAACTCTTCTAGCCATCTTCTGAATAGAACTTCCATCAACAAACCCTGAAGCTAACTCTCTTCTTAATGTCTCGGTCAACTTATCAATATTTCCCCAAACAGTTTTTGAATAAGTCTTAGTGTTCCATGGATATTCAATAATCCGTTTAACCAATGAATTATTTATCTTTGAAACATTAAATCCTAGACCGACAGTTTTCTGTACTGTATAGAATCCTCTGTAATAGTTATTCACTAGAGTTGTAACCAAATGTTTCTTGATTTCTTTGTTTGTTTTTGTTGCAAGTTTTCCCATTTCCATATCAATCTCTGATAACAACTGCTCATGTCTGCTTATTCGAGATTTAGCGGACAGAGTATTCAATTCAAGAGCAATCTTGCTATCTTGACCATCTTCTTCAATTTCAGCAAGATATTCTTCAATCGTCTTTCTCCACACTTTATACTCTTTACTATTCAAGAGCTTGTTTGCTTGTGCTGGAGTAAGTTCATTGTCTTCAGCAAACCTTGTAGCAATGTTTCTAATCTCAACTTTCAACCTTTCTGCTGCTTGATCATAAACAAGAAGTAAATCATCAACGAACTCATCAACCTCTTTTGCCTCGTCAAGCATACACTCCTTTGCAATATCTAATTGCTTCTTATCTAAATCATTCTTCATCAGGTGTTACCTCTTCATTGAATGCTTTCACTAAATTTGCGTATACTCCGCTTTGCACCTCTCCATCTTCATTTTCTTCATTGATTTTATCTATCTCATCTTGAGGATTTTCAATTCCATTTACACGAGATAACAATGAATAACGAGAAAGAACATTTTGAAGTAGGTTGATGATTTGTGCATTTTCCAAATCATTTTGCGGTGCATTCCTTTTAAAAGTGATATCAATATCACGATAATCATAATTAGAGCCAAAGAGATTTAAGATATTAGTGATAAGTTCAATTCGTCTTTGAAGACCTTTCTTGAACTTTCTTTCTTTGATTTTAACTATTTGATCCATTGACCACATTTTATAAGAGATAGCAACTCCTGAAAGATTTCCCCCAAAAGATGCATCTGTCATGTTTGGAATGCCACTAAACAAGTGCATATCCTGAACAAGTCTGTTTTTATAATTCTCTATTGCAGTATCATTGATTGTTTTTAACATCCAATCGACGTCACCGCCATCATCCAGAATAATTGCACCTTTTTCTCTCATTTCCTTGATATCCTTTGTTGTGACTTCTCCAAGTTTAGAAATCTTTAAAAGTGCCTCATCATTGTATTGAAAGAGGTTTGCGGTGTTGGATTGAACTTTATTGTAGGCATCATTGATACTTATAATGCCTTCAAAGTCTCCAATTCGCTCACTGTTGTTAGGATATTCAACAACAGGAACATCATCCCAATAATGTTCTTGGATTGAATTCAACTGAATTGCACTTTCTCCTTTACCACTAAACTTCCACACATCCGTTGATGTATAAAACTCCAGCAAGACATTTAATTGCTTATCTTTATTAAAGTAATGTAAAACCCTAATAAAACCTAAGTAACCATCTTCTAAAGAAGCATCTTTTATTAAAATTCCTTGATTAGCAGGAACTTTAGCAAAACGAATATTTGCATCTTCATCCATATAAAGAAGTTCAAAGCAAGAACCATGAATAGATGATTTTTTAGCAAGTTCTGCATTTTCGTCCTGTTCATCATTGAACTCAAATATATTGACTATCTTTTCCAAAAAATCCTTAGCATCATTCGAAGAACTGTAAACAACAGGTTCTCCTATGAAATAACCAACAACTGAATCTGTGATTGCCTTACAGAAGTTATTAACTATCTTGTTATTAGGATCTGCAGTATTTGTTTGAACTGTTTCAAGTATCTTGTGTTTACCAATATACTGATCATCCAAATGCTTATATTTTGTGATGTTTACTTTATTATCATTATAAATACGAAGAATATCGCTTTCTGTCATAGAATTGAACGATATCCTATCCATATAGATAACTGCCATTTTCTACCTCCTATGCCCCGAATAATTTTTTATCAAGTATCCTGAAACGCTTTCCTTTTTTAGCAATCGTTCTTGCCATTTCTAAAGCATCTATTCCATCATCATGACTTCCCATAGGGAACTGTGTCATTTGTTCAAGCAATAGCTTATGTTTAGAATTGAACTTGATATATTTGTTTTTCACATCAGGTTGCAATGTTTGAACTCTCAACACCTTATCTGAAGAAGAGTTGATTTCTTCTATTGGTAGATAGAGTCCAGCTCTTGCTGATGCTTTTGAAAGTTCTTCTTTCAAGAACCATTGGAACTGAACTGTTTCACATCCAAACTTGCGATAACCTGTGTTATATGTTTTTCTTAGCCATCTTTCTTTTTCCAAAATATCATTGATGATTACATCAGGATGCCTTCGAGCAATATCTGCATCAAGTACATACAAGTAACCACTCGATTTATTTTTAGCCAAAGTAATGATTGCTGAGTAATCTGATTTACTTGTCTTTCCTAATGAAGGATCCACTGCACCATAGAAATAGTAATCTTTAGAATTGAAGTCCATTTCTAACTCGTTGTAATAGTCATACCATTCAGGATTAAATAAACAGTCTTCAGGATTGATTGGTTCATTTTGTAATTCAGAGTTGAATGATGCATCTCCTTCTGAAACTTTAATGATCATCAAATCATAGTAAGATAATTTATCTTCCCATAAGACTTCTGTCCCCTTTAACATTTCATCTTTGTGTTTGTTAAAGAAGTCAAGAGCCTCTTGTTCGTGATTGCTATTTTCAATGTTTGTATAAATCGTTTCCCATTCATCCCATAAATCACTATGAGAAAAAGAAAGAACTGCTTTATACTTGATAGCCTTATAACTAGGATTTTTTAAAACATTTGCAAGTAAACTGTCATAATGTAGCATTGTTCCAATGTAGATCATGTCTGTATAATCATCACCAGCTTTTGAAACAGCTTTGTAATACCAGTTTCTTAATTTGTTTCTTTGCTCTGTCGTTCTGACATTCTCATCATTTTCAATATCATCAAGAACAATCAAATCAGGTCTCCAGTTCTTATGCTTTCGCCCACGAATCTTCTTACCTGAACCAATAGCTTCAACCTTGATGTTTGATTTAGTTAGTAAAACGTTAGAACGCCATACCTTATTACCTTCAAGCTTTCCAAAGTCCTCAATCAAATACTCGTTTTCTTCAAGCTCTGTTTTGATTGCATCTAAGAAACTCTCCGCTTGGTCAGAACTATCTGACAAGATAATGATGTAATGCTTGTATTCATAGAGAACTGCATGAAGTGAACCCTTGAATGTAAGTGTTGTCGACTTAGCGTGCCCACGAGGTGCAGCAATCGCCCTTTTAACACCTTTCATTCTTGAAAGCTTTTTTCTTACTTTCCTTGTAAGAGGTATTTCATTCTTCATAACACCTTCTGACCAGATGGCATCTAACTCTTCATGGAAGTGGGGTGACTTTCTGACAAAATAGTGAGGAAGATATGCTCTACCAAAAAATTCCATATCAAAAGAAGCGAGCTTTTTTCTTATCCCATTGTCTCCAGTTAAAGGAGCACCATTTTGAAAGTCCTGATAAAGTTTCTTTCTAAAAGGGTTATCATCCTTTTTTAAAAATGTGTTTAAAAGGCTTTTAAGATATTCCTCATATTCCTCTTTTTCTTCATCATCTTCATCAAGCTGATTTCTTTCCGCCTCAAAAACACCACTCAAAAGTATGTCTAAAGCTCCATTTTTCTTTTTTGTCATTCTCATCACTTCCTTTCAAATAAAAAAATCGCCCAAATTTCCATTTTAAGCGTTTTTTTCTTTCATACCCTCAATTACTCGATTTCTAGTCGAATAGAAAATTTAAAAGGGTTTTATAAACTTTTAAAAGGTAATTTTGTTATCTTCAAAACTTTTTACCTCAAAAAAGATATGCTTCGCCGATTCAATCAAGTATTTATGATTGAATTCGCCTTTTTTATGTCCTCAAACTTCAAATAAGAGGACGAATCAACTCTTATTCTTCATCTGATTCCTGTTCTTCAGTGTTGATCACATCAATACTGAGTGTTATTTCTTTAATTTCATTGCAGACAGTTATTTCAAAAACTGCTCGTTTTTGTCTAATGTCATAGCTTTTAATTCTACTTTTAAAATTTTGTAAAACACCTTTTAAAACTTTTAGTTCCTTGTTTTCAACTTCAACAAGTGTTGGTTCTAATATTCCATTGTCTCCTAAAATACAAATCCATTCAGCTTCAATGTATGTAAGAGTAGATGGATCATTTTTATCACCCAAGAATTTAACAACATTATCCATGCTGGTTATCCTGTAATAGTTCTCTGCATCATAATCTAAATTAACGAATACATATCCAGTAAAGATAATCGTTTTCTTTTTGTTCCAGCTTCCTTTGGAACGAATAAGCCTGTTAGCAATTGGAACGATTGCGTGATAGCCTAATTCAATCAACTTATCACGAATACTTTCTTCGCACCCTGTTTTCACTTGTAAGACATACCACATAATCATCACTCCTTATTCTTCTTTGAATTTAAGTACGCTACAACTGATTTATAAAGGTCAGGATTATCTTTTGCCATTTCTTGGAACATCAATCCCTTCATTTCATCAATCGCAGTATCCCTAATTTCTTTATTTTGTAATTCAATACGCTTTTTATAAGCAGTTGCTCTGATTAACCCATTTGTTTCTTTCAAGAGCTTTTCTAATTTTACTTCATCCCAATCTGCATCCTCTGCATTTGCAAGACGATTAAAAACATTTCCTGAAGCAATACGAATAATTGCTTCAGTTGTATCCAATTCAGGATATCTATTTATTTCATCCATCATGTTTTTAAAGTTTTCATTTGCCATACGCAACTGCTCCATGTTTGCATTAAAAGCACGAGCATATCGACATACTGCTGCAACGCTTACGCTTTGCTCATTATCCTTTAAAAACTGTACAATGTCTGAATAAGTTGAACCTGTAAGCAACATCTCCTCAACGGCTGATTTCAAGTCTTCAGGCAAGGCATCTATTTTTGAATGCTTTCTATTAGCCATCTTTAAACCTCAATATCTTCATCTACAATAGTGCCACTTAGAATCTTGATTCCTTTTGGGGATAATTTTGCTTCTAGGTCTTTGTAGTTGTTGTATTGTGATAATTCAGGTACTGGTGTATGATCTGTTACCTTTTGCATTTTGATATAGCCACTCATTGATAAATAGTTGATTGCATCAATGAACTCCCAATCTTCTACACCTTCACCTTGTAATACCTTTTCAATATCTTTTAATCTATGATACTCAAAGCGTAAAATGTTAATGGTTCTTAATACTAGACCATTATTACTTTTGAAATTTTGAGCATAAACCTTTTTCTTAATTACGTTGTTATCCATTCCCTATCCCTCACTTTTTAATAAAATATCTAAAATTCTTTCTAACTGTTGTTCTGTCTTTCTTTGTTCTCTGAAAAAATCTTCTTTGGTTAGAAAGTTAGCGTTCATTGTCTTGATATCTTTCTTTACATCTTTGATATCCTCATCAATTTTATGAAGTGAATCTTTATGATCGGATTCTTTAACATAGTTCTCTTTGATTGTCTGAACATCCTT